AAGAACTAAGAGGATTGCTTGGAGAATATAAAGACCCTCTTACTAATTATGCAAACTCTTTAATGAAAATTAATCAGACTTTAGAAACATATCAGTTTGAAAATTCTATAGCTAACTTAATTAAAAATGTAGTACCTCCTGAAGGAGCCGTGGCAGGAAGAGTAGGTGCAGAAGCAGAGGACGTTTTAAGGACAAGGGAACGTCCAGAATGGATGGGTAGTGAGTTTGGTTCTTATAGTCCTGAGTGGGTAAAAAGGTTGACTGGAAGAGAAGTTGTAGAGCAGGGAACAGGGGAAAGTCTTATTCGTGGTGCTGGAACACGTCCTGATCCTGCCACTGGAAGAACAGTAGAGTTGTCTTCTGTGCTGCCTGTTAGAGCAGGAGTAAGAAGACCTATTACAGAAGGCGGCGAAGAGATTGCCGGAATGGAAATAGACTTCCTTGGAGGTAGTCTGGATACCAGAGCCAGTCCTCTTGATAGATTATATGCAAATAAAGAAGTTGCAGATGCAATTATTAATGGTAACAATATTGCTGTGTTACAACAAAAACATCTTCAAAAATATCTTTTATTACAAGGACATACAAGGGCTGCTAAAACTGTTTGGAGTCCCACAGCTATTGCAAGAAACTTTCTTGGTGCTGGCTGGATGGCTGCAGGAGCAGGATATTTTAGACCTAGTTCATTAAAAGGAATATATCAAGTTGCAAGAGGAATGTCTAAGTGGAGTGACAAAGAACTTAGGAAAGAAATGGAAAAGGGAGTTGCTCTTGGTTATATTCAAAGCGGTGTTGATCTTGGAACCTATAGAGAAGCTTTAAGATTAGGAAGTAAAAAGGAATTCTGGAACGGAGCAGATCAGATATATAAAGGAGACAAGACTTTAAAAGACAAAGCTGTTTCTATAAATACCAGTGCGGTTAAACTCTATCAGTCAATGGATGACATGTGGAAACAGATGGCTTTTATTAATGAAAAAAATACATATAAAAAGATACTTGCAGATCAGTTTGGAGAAGGCTATCCAGATCAGGTTGCCAGAAGGATGAGGTCAGGAGATGGCGAGGAGATTATAATTACAAATCTGGATGAATATGCAGCAGATATGGTATCCAGACATATGCAGAATTACGCAGGGGTTCCTCAGTTTGTAAGATATGCAAGGCTTCTTCCAGCAGCAGACTTTCTTGCCTTTACTACAGAGCTAATGAGAACTCAAACTAATATTTATGGTACAGCATTAAGAGATATAGCACAGGGTAGTAAGCTTCTATCACAGACTGGTGGTCAGAGGGGCGGTACTCAACTTAAGGCAGGATTAACAAGAGCAGGTTCTGTGATTAGTGTAACTGCTGCTGGTACTGCATTACCTTATACAGCTAATGAAATATTTACTGACTTGAATGAAAAAGAAGAAGGTCAGCCTTATACAAGGAAACAAGCATTAGAATTCTTTAATGCTCCTTATGATAAAGGTGATCGTTTTATTTACTATGGTAATCCTGAAAATGGAGAAGGAACAAGAGTAAATATAAGTTACATTAATCCTTGGGCGAAATTTCAAAGTCCTATACATGCAGGAATTGAAGCTTTAAATAGGGGAGAGGATGTAGATGGTAAAATTTTAGATGCTGTTGGAGAGACTTGGTTTAAGCCTTTGTGGGAAACTTTTGGTCCCTCCATGCTTGCAGAAAGTCTGGTTAATATAGCAGTTAATCGTGATAAGTATGGGAATAAACTTTATAAAGGATCGAATAGTTTAGCACAAGATATGACAGCAGGAGTTCTAGGATTCTTAGAGCCTTTTGATCCCGGTCTTTTTAGAACAGCTAGAAATATATATGGAGCGTATACTGAACAGCCTTTTGAAGGGGCTGAGTATGCTATGAAGAGGGGGAAGGCTGGAAGAAAGACTACAAAAGAAAATGAGTTATGGAGTTTGACTGGTGTAAAGCCTCAAAAATATGACATTAAAATAGAATTAGGATATAGGATGTCTGATTTAAAAAGGCAGATGGGGGAAGCTGGAAAAATATTTACAGATATGACACAACAACAATCTCCTATGACAGCAGAAGAACTTGTTGAAGGCTATGAAGAAGCTTTAGAAAAACAATTTTCTTTAGCAAAAGATATGTTTGATGTAATAACTCATGCAAAGAGTTTGGGTATGAATAATAAAGATATTTATAAAGCCATTACAAGAGAAGGATATTTCCCTAAATTTATGGACAAGAAAATTCTGGCTAATCTAATTAATAAAGGTGTTTATATACCTCCTGCTCCATTAAGAAAGGATATATTTAAATGGAACGAGGCTACAAAGAAAAGAGGTGGATCACCTCCTCCTGTTAGAGAGGCACAGGCTGAACTGATTAATGTATATAAAAGTTATGTAGGTGCTCAAACAGGACAAAGATAGTGGAGTGGAAATATTTTAGTGAGAAAGAATTAAAATGTAAGGGAACAGGTGAATGCCACATGGATTCAGCCTTTATGAAAAAGCTTGTAACCCTGAGAGAAGAGTTTAACAAACCAATTATTTTAACATCTGCTTATAGAAGTCCAACTTATAATATAAGAATTGGGGGAGCAGAAAATTCTCCTCATGTTTTTGGAAGGGCAGTAGATATCCAGTGTCTTGGTTCTGAGGCTTACGAAATAATAAGACTTGGAATAAAACATGAGATGACTGGGATAGGAGTAGCCCAGAGAGGGAATAGAGTTTCCAGATTTATTCACTTAGATGATATGGTTAATACAGATATACATAGAAGACCTTGGATATGGAGTTATAAATAAATGGCTGGTATGAAAGGGATGACAATAAAGGGAGGATATAAAAGACCAACAAAGTCTGGTGCTGGATTAACCTCTAAGGGAGTAGAGAAATATCGCAGACAAAATCCCGGCAGTAAACTAAAGACTGCTGTAACAGAGAAGAAACCTACAGGTAAGAGAGCAGCTAGACGGAAGAGTTATTGTGCAAGATCAGCAGGACAGATGAAGAAGTTTCCTAAAGCAGCTAAGAATCCTAATTCAAGATTAAGACAAGCCAGAAAAAGGTGGAGGTGCTAATGGAACTAGATGCAAGAATGCTTTTTCAAATAGGTGCTGTCCTAGCATCTCTGTCTGGAGCATGGGCTTTAGTTAAAGCTCAAGTCAGAACTCTAAAAGAAAATCAGGATATCATTTTAAAAAAGCTTAGTGAGTATGGTCATGACTTGGATGGGATGTCTAACAGCATCGTTGTTCTCCAGAACCAGATAAAAGTTTTAACTGGTATCTTAAGTCCAGATAATTTGGCAAAGGTAAATGAGCGAAGAGGAATTTTAGAAGCTAAAGTAGCCATGATAATGGAGGATATCAGTAAGTTATACGACATGCACAATGGAAAGCATCCTCCCATAGGGTAAAAGAGGCGATATCCTTTTCAAGGCTCTCTAAGCCTCACTGGTGATAATCAATATTCTCCGGTATGATTGTATATAGGAACCCTCTTAACGCTCTCAGTGAGCTTCCTAGAGAGTTAATTTTCTCTAATTTAGTGTATTCGCAGGGAATTCTGTAGAAGAAGGGTCATTACACACTAAAACTCTCTCCGCAACCACATTGACTGGTTGCAAGAGGATTTATAATTTTTAGAAAGCTTCCTCCAAGTTCCTCGACATAATCTATTTCACTTCCTAAGATATGTAATTCAGCTACTGGATCAAGTAGAAGGATATCTTCTACAGGTTGTGACCACTGGATGTCTTCTCCGTTTAACTCAGGAGACAATCCCCATACATACTGAAACCCAGAACATCCTCCTCCCCTAATACCAAGAGTTACATATCCTCCTTCACATACACTTTTCATGTATGCCTTGGCTCGTTCAGTAAGTGTAACCATAGTTTCCATTAATCAAATTCACATTTCTTTACAAGCTTAGTTATTTCGTCTTGTCCTAATATCTCCATTGCTTTTATGATGGATGCCTGTAAGTCCTCTCTACTAATCTCTTTATCCTTATCACTCTTATGTCCTCTTACTCTGGACAAAAGTTCCAGTGCTTTAATTGCACTGTTTGTATGTCCTTGGGTTTTAGCAAAAGCATATTGATTTTCTATTTCTTCTATGACATCAACACTGGTTTCAAGTTCTCTTGCTAAGTCTTCTATCCGTTCCTGAATGACAGCATCCTGCAGAAGTCTGTATCCTTGATTATAAGCAGACCTTTCAGCATATCCTGCAGCCTTTGCAGCATCTGTTGCATTCCTGTGCATGACATATGCCTGTGCAAACTTCTCTTGCTTTTCGTTAAGCACTTCCTACATTCTCCCTTTCTATATCTCCGTGATCAAACTCTGCCCAGTAAAGTTCAAAGGCTACTGTATCTCTTACAGCTTCAAACTGGTGATACTCTCCGGGCTTAACCTGAGTAAACTGCCCTTCTTTAAGAATGGTTATATCCATTAGATCATAATCATTTTTCCATACCTTAATAATAAGCTCTCCTTTTTCTACAAAGAAACCATTCCATTTATATTTGTGTCTGTGTTTGCTGCATTTTCCTCCTTCATTTACTTCAATTCTGTGAAATTCCAGCACACCATTAGCATGGATAAGTTGAGTGTTACCCCATACCTTACCAGCCATCATACCACACATCCTCCACAGATTATATTAATAAGACCCACCATTACTATAACCATAGCCGACATCCACATAGCTATAGCCATTCTTTCCCTGTATTTCTTTTTCAAGTTCTTTTAATCTCCTTTCGATTTTGTGTTTCTCGTATCTGTCAAAGAGGGAAGACGCTGCAGAAGCTCCCATCGTTAAACCAGATGTAATTGTACACCCATTTAAACATAGGATGCAGATCAGAGAGAGAAAGATTCTCATCTCTTCATATTATTTCTATGAACACCCCTCCATTTTTCTGCAGTTCTCATTCCACCTAGACCAAGAAGTGCTAATACTAAACCAGTTAGTTCCTGTGTCTGAAGAATGGGAAGAGTGACCAGAGGATACCATATGATTAAACCCCACGATATAATGGGAGCAAATATAAATTGCCATCCTAAAGCAAAGGCACATATCCACATGATTGCTGGTCTACTACCGCTTACAAAAATTGAGGGATGCTTTGCCTGTTCAATATTAGCTTGAGCCTGAAGTGCGTCTAAGTGAAGTACCTGTGTTTTAAACTCAGCCTCAAGCTTAGTTTTTAAATCCTTGTCTTCAACAAATTTATCTAAGACCTTTCCTGCAACTCCGATTACACTTTCAGCAATTCCAAACATTAAATCCTCCTATATCTCTAACACTTCTCTGTAATGTTTTAAGTTTTTAGTCGTTGAGTTTTCCCATATAGCTGCGACAAGAGTATCTCTTCCGTGAAAATTTAAATTCATATCTACATCTTCTCTATCAAATAATTTCTCACAGTCTTGAGCCATAGCCAAGAGTTCTCCTGTAGTCCAGAAGGGACGGTTCTCTCCGTTTACTTTAATACCTACCTGAATATATTTTGGTTTTTCATTTTCAATTATCTTCTTCTCTTCTGCACTTGGTTCAGGCATGGAGCAGTCATATCCAAAAAGATGGAAAGTTCTGAAGCCTAGTGTATGCATAATACCTATACTCCGCATAGCCGCACAGGTTCCACCAACGATCATTGTAGCTCCTGCCTCTATGCCTAGCTCCTCTTTTACAGTGATAGCCTTCTGTTGTTCCTCTGCCTTTGTGTCTCTCAGTGCCTCTGAAAAAGCATGCCATCCAATAATATTATCTGTTTTAGATTTAATAAGATTGGTTACTGAGGGATCAGTCATGGATGCGTTAAGGAATAAAGTATCTTTATCCACAGTCTTAAATAAATCTTTTCTTACTACACCATGAGTACTTATCCCATCAACTGGACGGGGATCAAGAATTACACAAGCCCAAGGTTTTATTCCTTCTTCTAAGAGTTTAGGATAGGAATGTTTTACACAGACAACCTTACACCTGTCTTCACCCTCATGCCTGATAAAACCCTTTAATGATTCCCAGTCAACCCTTCCTGCAGACACAAGGATTGCAACCTCATTATTTGGTTTAGCTCTTTGAATCCACTTATTAATTATTTTTGTATTGGCCTTTACATTAGTTTCAATGTATTCTTTTGGAACACAATCCTTTGGGTGGACTACAATAGGAACTGACTGAATATCTATGGGGATATCCGGCAAATCCTTATCTGTTAAAACAATTGCTAAATGAGTCCTTCCTCCCCCTTCTACCTGATCCTTAGAAGGGAGAATGGTAGAGCGTTTTTGTTTCTGGACAATCTTATTTACACCATAAAATTCTTTTGAAGGACCGCTCCCATCTTCTTCCTTTAGGATGTAATCGTCAAGAACAATAACAGGAGATTTATTAAGCATTTTAAAATCATGATTAACAGTATCTTCTGAATGTCCTCCATCTATAAAAGAAAAGTCTGCTTTAGATTTCTTTAAAGTTTTCTTTGTATCTCCTTTATGTAGTTTAAATTTAAATATTTTTCCCTGCTCTTTAATCTTATCTGCAAATTCCTGCAGTCTTCCAGTAACTGCTTCAATAGAATTATGAGCTTTTGAATTTAATTCTAGTTTATCTGATTCTGTTGTTGCTTCTTCAAAAAGATCGTAGCCTGTATACGTTACCTTATCTGTATGTTGGAAGGCAGCTAAAGCCATTTGAATAGCCCTACCACCATTCCATGTTCCTGTCTCAATAATAGATTTAGGTTTATAAAAGAGAACTAACTGCATTAATTGTTTGTATCTTTCTGGTCCATTAATATCAGGAGAAACACCTCCTCCGGGTTTCTTTCTTGATCCTTTATTATGGATCATGTATTCACCTAAAGGAAATTTCTCAAAGGCTTGTACACCAGAATGAAGACTCTTAATTTCATCCAGATGTCCTGTCCAGTCATGGGCTTTTAATCCATGAGCTATATAAATTTTTAATAATCTTTCAAAGACAAACCCATCATGCCATTCCCTGTAATTTAAAACCTCACCAGAAATATAGGCTCCTCTTAAGTCTCCTAGTAAATCTACTGGTGCTTGGTGATTAAGATTAAATCCTAAAAAAGATGTCTCGCTATATTCATAGTGCTTCCTTCCCAGATAAACTAGGGAAGCATTTTCTGGGAGACAGGTACTAAGGGTTACATGATTTAAACGCTTTGTCGTTATGGTATCTGCATCCAGCCAGATAAGCCATCCCGGTTCTTTACTGTAAGAACATAAATCAAAAGCAAATTCTGTTAGTGCAAAAACTTTATGACAGAATTTTAAACAGTCTAACTTGTAAGTGTAGGGAGCTTTCCCACCCAGAGTACCATCATACTTTGCATACTCTTTCTTAAAGTCTACCATGTCCTGTACTTTATTTAAATTACGATAAGAAATTTGTGGATTAATAAACGGATCAGTCATTTCAAAGTCATGATAAAATGCTGTCAAATAAATATTTGGTCCCCAATACTTGGCGGCAGTACGCACCATCTCTTTTCCATATGTTTTCCAACCATCTTCAGAAAAAGATGTAACTATATTAATTCTTTTTTCCATGCTATATTCTTTTCCTTTCCTAAAGATTCTTCAATAGTTATAATTGAGTGGGTGTTGTCCCACTCCAACGCATACTTTGCGTCACCAATTGTTTTGGCTTTCCAGTTTTTAAACCAAGGACCACCAGTGGTGAAGTGAACATTTTTAGCTACGAGGTCAGGGGATGAGTGTCCATCCAGCCAGTTCCATTCTTCTGGAAGAGAACCTATATCATGGTCTGAAATCCATTTAAAATTATGGAGATACCATCCTGTCTGGAGATTAACATCATCTATAGAAAAATATTTATGTGCTTCATGACCACAGTTCCACAGTACAAAACTAGACCAGTTTTTTCTAGAGTATTGTGTTTGTGCTTTATTATCCATCTTTAAATGCTCTGTGGGGGAATGGTTGTGTTGCACACACCAGATAGCCTTGTCTTCTCTTAATGGATAATCAAATACTTCCATAATGTCCGACCTTACCATCATGTCACAATCCATGAATAGAGCATACCCTTGATGCCTATTTAAAAAGGGAACTAAGAAACGAGTAAAACTAAATTCAGTTGAAAAAGGTTTTTTATCTACTGTATCTACAGATATCTCCTCTTCACTTTCTGAATGAGCCATGCTCTGGGATATATTGGGAATAATATTAATGGTTTCTCTTCTATAGAAACCTATTCGCCGCATCTCTTCCTGAAAGATAGGAATAATATTCACTGGTTTAGAAGAAAAATCCAGTATGGATTCAACAAGAACTTTATATGCTTCCCCATCTCTGGGATCGTATCCAATATAAATTGTTGGTAAACTATGCATCTGTCTTTGTCTCATATAAAGTTCCTACAGGTTCTATATTTATTTTATATTTTTTAAATATCTTTTTCCATCCTGTTCTTGTACTAAAGAATTCAATACCATTACATTCATTTTCTATGGTATATCGAACTAGAGATTTCAACATGGGTTCTTCCCACCTAGACATCTCATTATTTTTTGCTGACATATAACCCCATTGACATATACGTTTTGTAGGATACTCTATAATTTGAGTACAGTAAGCAGCAACAATATTATTGGCAGAGTCCTCCCAGCCTATCCACACTAGTAGATATCTTTCTTTAATCTTTTCTTTTAAAGAAGCTAGTGTTTCTCTCCCCATACCTTCTTTCTCTATAATTTTCTCAAACAATGGAGATATTTGGGACCAAAATACATCTATGACCTGTGCTTCTACTGGTGTAAATTTAAAAGCCATTAAAAATAGGAAGGGCTTTATACCCCTCCACTCCTCTAGTTAATTGTGAATATTTTAGGTTTCTTCTCCTCTGGTAGTTTATGTTCTAAATATATATGTAACAGACCGTCCTTAAAAGAAACACTCTTTACAGTCATGTAAGGAGAAAGTTTAAAATCTTTTGTAAAAGAACGACACGCTATACCATTATATAAGTATTGGGTTTCTTTTGTATCTTTTAATTTTTCTCCTTCAGAAGAAATTCTAAGAGTACCCTCTTCAATTAATTTAACAGAAATATTATCTTTATAATATCCAGCTAATGCAAGAGTTAATATATACATATTAAATTCCCCTGCTTCATTATTTCCACCAGTTGCTACAATCCTATGAGGGGGAAACACTTTATTTTTTTCTGGAAGAGACTGCATATGCTGCAGATCGTCCATAAACTTTGTTAATCCTATACTGTGATTCAGTGTGTGAGCAGTAAACATTTTATCTCCTTTCGCAAGATGTTTTGGAAACCCAACAAGGCATTTCCAAGGATAGTCTGTAGCCCGATTTCTTCTCGCTACCCTAGTTAATAGGAGTAGTCGGGAGGCACAGACCAAGCCTTGATTTATTTATTATCTCATATTTTCTCTCTACTGTCAACAAAAAATATTGGTGCTCTTGGAAGGACTTGAACCCACAACCTACAGATTAGAAGTCTGTCGCTCTATCCAGTTGAGCTACAAGAGCTAAACTCCACATACCCCACCTGAACCAGTGATCTCACAAATATCATGAGCCTGTATGTTATCTTCAAATTCTTCACCAAGTTTATCTACTGCCTCTTTATAAGACACAACGGTTAGAGGCTGTCCGCCTCTGCTTCCATCAGGAAAACAGGTAAATCCTCTAAGTCTATGAGCATACCTAGCTAGTGTCTGAGCAAAAGGCTCTACTAAATCTTCATTATTTTCTTTAGTATCCCACGGTGGGAGATTGATTGTACTTGAAATACTCATGTCCACATATTCCTGTATGTTAGCTTGGAAAGATAATCTTCTTTCATAATCTGTAGCCAAGTCCATTGCTGATTCTATTTTGTTGGGGTCTGTTCCATACAAGTCAATCATTTCTTGAGCCGCACTATCTACAACATACTGGTAATGCCACCTTCTATTTTTCAGGTATCTTCTTTTATAAGAGACAGCAAAGATAGGTTCAACCCCAGTAGATGTACCAGCAATAATACCTATTGTTCCTGTAGGTGCTACTGCACGTTTAGCTACAGGTCTGGAAATTCCTAATTCATCTGCAAAGGAATCAGAAATCCTATCAGACTCTGCCTCATAAACTTTCAACCAACGGTGCATCTCTTCTGTAGTTTCATACTTGCTATTTCTTTGTATCAACCACTCATGCAGACCCATCAATCCTAGACCAAGCCTTCTATTCTTTTCTCTTACTTCATAAACTTTATCATATGGTAGTTGTGCTCTGAGTGTACCGCAAAGAAGAAACTTTGTAGCTAATTCTACCACGTCTCTAAGCTGATTAAGATCATCAATCCTAGCAAAATTAAGACTTCCCAAATTGCACACATCTGAATCATCTTCTGACGTAACTTCTGTACAAGCATTTCGTAGCGTTTCTTTTTCCTTGTCGAAGAAATTGAAACTAAAGCCCGGTTCTGCTGTTGACAAAGCCTGACGTATATTTGTCCTAAAGACATCTCCTACCTCTCCTGTTTTCCAAAAGTTTAATAACCATTCTGTGTCATAATTAACACTTACATTTGTCATGTCTAAGGGGGCAGGAAAATTAAAGTCATCTTGTTTAACATCAAACAAAGTCTGTCCTGTATTCCCTATCGGCATATCCTTCCAGTTTTTAGAAGAAAGAAATTTATATATATCCTCATGCTTCCAATTCAGGCTTGCATAAATTGCAGACCTTCTACTACCTCCCTGCATAACTCTTCTGCCAATTTCATTTATCATTTGTATTTTAGGAATAGGTCCAGAAGCAATACCACCTGTTCCTCCAAGTCCTTTACCTTCTGCTCTGTACACTGAGTAGTCAGAACCTATTCCACCACCTGTCATCAGACAGGATTCAGCCTTCCAAGAAAGATTAGCCCAATCTTCTCTGGTGTCTTCCTCACATTTTAAGAGATAACAATTATTAAAAAACTTCTTCTCTCTTCCTGCGTAATATAAATACCTACCCCCCGGAATAAATCTTAATTCTGCTATATGATTTGTAAGCTCTGTCTTTTCTGAGGTAGTCATCTTGTCCTGACACACATCCTCAACCAGAGTTGCTGCCAGTTCATACATAGTCTCAGCACCTGCATGATAGTACTTTGTATTAAATATATCTTCTGAAAATTTGGATCGGAACTGTGGATTTTTATTGGATTTAAACATCAACTCCCCCCTCTGGCTTCTCGTTGTAAGCTAATTGTAGAATTAATTCTGCGTAGTGAATAACTTTTTTGATGTCTGCGGCTCCATCACCTTTCATTCTGTGACGGGTTATATATTTTATCACATTACCCTCAAAATAGTCAAGGTTGTTTGCATAAATATATTCTACTGGTTGTATCTTACAACTTCTATAATGTTCTCCTCCAACCTGCTTATCTAATGGTTTCATGGTTGTGCCTTCCTCTAAGTTGTTACTGTGTGCGGCGAGAAAATAATAAATTAATTTTTTCTCTCATATGTTTTTTATTATTTGAAGTGATTACATCAAGTGCAAAAGTTTTCATTTGTGTTGGGTCAATGTTTGCTAGGTCACATACTTCTTCAAAGTCAGAAGCTGTTACACCAATGCTTGCATAGAACCAAGCCAGTGCTCTTTCTTTATTTAAAGATTTTCTTTTATCTGGAATAAGACTTTCTTCTGTTATCGCATCAAGAAGAGCCTGAAGAATAACAGACATAAATAAAAATGATTCTGGGGTGGCAACTGTTTCTCTAGGGGTTAGGGTTTGGGATGCAATTTTCTTTGTTACAGACATCCTACTGTAACCAGTCTGCAGGAATTCCTTCTGCTGCTTTACAATATAGATATCCGTTCTTCTCACACCACCTACCGTAGGTCATCTTTCCTTTTTTCCAAAGCTTCTGTTTTGGATTAGAGAAGACAAACCTGATGTCCATGTCTGGATACTGCTCTTTAATGAACAGCATCTTCTTTCTATCTGCAAGAGTGAACCTTCCTTTACATTCCAGTATCACCCCATTAGATAGAAAGAAGTCTGGTATATAATGCTTCTCCTCTACCCAAAGATAGGGGAGTCGTTTCTTTTCGTAACGTGCCTTCATCTTATTTTCTTTAAGATGTTTTGCTGTATCAACCTCTAGCTGAGATTTATACTTAGTTTTCATTTGTCATTCCAGAAGGAATTTCTTCTACGTTAGGCTGTTTAACAATCCTTGTAAAAAATCTAGGACCATTTGCATAACGGAATGTTCTTAAACCTCTACCCTCATTTATATCACTCCAACAAAAGAATTTATAAGGGCAATAACTACAACCAATACTAAGCTTTCTGTTTCCTGTTTTACCTTCTGGTACATCTGAATAGCATCTCTCAGGTGGGATATCGGAATCCAAAGCCTTTCTAATTTTTCCTATCCTTTGAGATACATTATCAAATTCAAGTTCATGTAGAGGTGAAAGAGCCAGCTTCCCATTCTGTTTATCAATAGCTAGGAAAGCAGCTTCCCTATCTCCTTCTGCTTGTGCATAGCCTGAAAGTTGTGAGATATATCCAAAGGGATCATCCTGTCCCACTGTGTTGCTCTCAAACTTTTTAAAGGAATAAGAAGAAGCACTCTTTACATCTACTGTTACGCCATCAATACGACAATCCTTATGTCCTCTTACACCGTCCAGTTCAACTTTCTTTTGTTCCTCCTCAACAGTATGACCAGCAGCTTTAGCTAAGAAAAGTAAAAGCTCTTCAAGAATATTTCCGTACAGAAATTTAATCTGATTATGAGGTAAAGGTTTTTCATTAACAGGATATTCCTTTAAATCATACCAGAGTTGCCTCAGAGGTTTACCCACCTGAGACATCCTTAAGGTTCTTTTCCTTTTAGGTTGTTTACTTTCAAGTAACCTGTTTACAACATGATTTGTTATAGCTCTTGATAGCTGTCTAGCAGATAATTTTAGATCGTCTTTATCAACAGAGGACGCATCGGTAAAGAGATCATATATATCTTCTACTAAGGTATCTATTTTTTTCATATTTTATTCCCCTATAAAAAGTAGGGTCGAGGTAGGACTGGCATAGCTACCTCGACCCCTTCTAGTTTAGTTAGAGGGAAAAGGGATATCTTCTTCAGAAGAAGAGTACCCACCTGATACTGCCTCAAAAGCCTTTTCTTCAGCAGTACCATCAGTGCCATAAGGTACAAGTTCAACTACCTGTACCCCCACAAGATCAGCACTTGTACCTGATTTACCTCCAAACTCCCACTCATAGGTGTTGAAACGTACATTTACCTTTGAGCCGTTACCAATGAGAGTATTGTACATTGGTTTTAGTTCAGAGTCTACCAAGTTTGGAGAACGATTTACGCCTCCACCTTTGCGACGAACCTTACGTTTCACCGTCACAAAATCCTCACGGTCATCCCCTTTGTTCTTGATGGGAAGACCAATACCCTTTACAAACTTCTTAGTTGACGCATCTAATTGACATACATCAACTGTCCAAACACCATCCTCGTCAAAGGTTGTGTTAGGGCTGGCTATACTAGCCCAGTAAGCTGTTCCTGAAATAACTGCCATAATTTAAATACTCCTTATAGTTACGGTTAGAATAAGTTCCTACTATTCATATCTGAAGAACTCACTAGAGTTCGTTCTTCAGATTGAATAGAGTTAAGCTGCAAGGCGATAGTAAGTATACCGATTTCCTTCTGGAGTTGAGGCAGTCTTGGTTAAAATATTATAACCTTGACTTCTAAGCACTGAGATCACAGCAGTAAGATTTTCACACCAACCCCTTTCAATAGCGGTTCGGCGTGTTACCCTCATACCTTTCTTCAGAGCTTGTAGAACTTTACTGGAAGTTGTCTTCATATATTTTCTCCTTTAAGTTAATTGAAAGTGTATGGTAGCATAGGCCATATTTAAAGTCAAGAACTTTTTATAGGACACAGTAAAGATTCTCCAACATAGTACGTCGAGGGGTAGTCGCTTCTGTACTGTTTCTCCTTTTTATTCTTTTCAAAATCAGACCTGCTAATACAACCTAAGATAGTTGCCTCTTTTAGGTTGTCCTTATCTATATAAATTAAAACATATTCATCTGGTATCTTTTTTGTGTACTCACTAACCTTAACCTTTAGTTCCTTTTCTCCTTCTCCATTATATGTTATAGTTTTAATATCAATCTTAAAGTTCTTACCTGAATTTTTAGATGTCTTAAAGTCATAGCCCTCATCTCTGACAGAATAAATATTTCTATCCATTTGAATTCCTGTATGTTTTTCATAAGCTAATTCTCCAAGCACACCTAAGATGTGGGAACCTCCAAAGACTTTACTTACATTACCCATTCTGGTTTTCTCCCTGAACGAGGTATGCTTTGCTCCATGTCTTTGTTGTCCCATATCTATTGCCCAATCAACTTCTTTATCTGTAAAGTTAATTAATGTGTTGTTGCCCATGTCTCACCTACCTTAAACTCACTGTCTAGAGGACACTTCATTTCTAATTCCTGTGCTGTCATTTTCATAGCATCTCCTGTTAGTTGTCCAAATCTTTCTGCGTCTTTCTTTGACACTTCAAATTGATATTCGTCATGTATGGATGCAACAAGTTTAGCATCTAAGCCTAGTTTATTAATACCATCTAGGATACGCAACAACCAATCCTTACATATAATAGCTCCTGCTCCTTGGATCAAGGTATTCAATGAGCTATGTGGTGATCTTGTGTGGTGGTATCTACCATCCAGACCTTTGATCTTGCCTTTCATTGATGCTTCCTGTACCTGATTACGAAGAAGTTTTAGTGTGGGTAAGTTGGAAAGGTATGTATCAATAAGTTTTTTACCTGTACCAGCACTTCCTCCAATGATTGATCCTATCTTGGCTGGCCCTGCACCATAAAGTAATGCATAGATAAATGTCTTTGCACTAGCCCTGTCTGGTAGACCAGCCATCTTTTGGTTTGCTGTATGAATATCTCCTTCAAGTATTTCCTTAACAAAGGAATCGTTATTCATATAGTGAGCTAAAGCTCTAAGCTCTAACCCAGAAGCATCAGTACCTACAAGTGTGTGGGTATCTTTATTAGAGACAGTCCAACAATTTCTACACTCTTCCCCGTAGGGAGAATAAGAAGCTGGTACTTGAGCCATGTTAGGGGCGTAGTGTGCCATCCTACCCGTCACAGTTTTTAAAGTTAGAACTCTACCATGAACCCTGCCATCTTCACCTGCCGCCTCTATCCAAGACTTGATCTGACTAGACCTCTTTTGTAAAAGTAAATATCTTGTTATAGCTTTAGCTTCTGGCATATCTATTTTTTCTAAAACAGATTCGTCAACAATTATATTTCCTTTTTCTGTTTTATGTTTAGGATTCCATCCTTTAGCCATCAGCCTTTCAGCAATTTGTTTTCTTGAAGCAGGGTTAAAAACCTCTACATGATCAGACAATCTCTTACCAGATGTTTTGTGATGTCTAATAGTTACTATAGGTTCAAAAATTTCTTGAAGTTCTCTTTGTATTTGATCTGACTCGTCCTCAAATTTACCCTGCAAAGTCATTGCGTAAGGCATGTCTAAAGCAAAGCCATTACTTTCTTGAACATCAATAGCAGCCCTGATTGCGTGTTCTAATTTTACAGAGCGAGAAGAAAAGTTTCTTCCTTCAGCTTCTAATTGTTTGTACAATTTATATGTTATGTTTATATCCTGCTTACAGTAATCTAGCATCGCCTCAGTAAACTGAGAAAAATCATTTATCTCTTCTTTAGGTAAAGAAAGTTTATCACCCCACTCTTTTAGAGAATGTCCACCCTCTCTCGTGGGATTATAAAGTTGAGATAAAATAAGAGTATCTGTAACAGAATTTAAATTAATTGTTTTTCCTATAAGCTTGTTGACAACTGGAGCATCAAAAGAAATACCGTTATGCATTATAAATTTCTGAACTTGTTTGGCCCATACAGGAAAAGCTGTATAGCATTCAGCCTGTTTGAATACATAGCTTTGTCCTGTATCTATATCTGCGGCTACAATACAATGCACAGTAGTTGCTTCTTTAATTAGTCCATTTGTTTCTATGTCAACTATGCACCTCATCGCTGTCTCCTTCAAAAGGATTAGATATTTCTGACATTCTACCACTTTCCTTATCATAAAACAAGTAGGTAGCTATACCTGTCTCTCCTGTATATCTATTTTTCAATATCCTTATGGTTGTAGTGTTCGCTTCTGTTGGGTCTTCAGACTGTTGGTTACGTTCTAAGGCTATAACAGCATCAGACAGTTGAGCTATGCTCTGTGATCCTCTAAGGTGGGCTAAAGATACTTCTCTTCCTTCCTCATGTCCTCTATCAGAAGATGTCCTTCTGAGGTGAGACACAACAAGCAGAGAAATATTACACTCCTCGACGATCTTTCTTAAGTTAGTCATCAAGTTATCTATGTTACGTCTTTCATCCCCGTCCTGCTGTCCAGAAATAACCATTGATATATGGTCAAGAACTACCCACTTACAGTCCAGTGCATTAGACATAAACCTGACAAGCCCAAGGATATCTTCATTAGACATAGAACCAAAGTGATCGAAGGCTACAAACCTATTCGTTCCAATGGTATTATTCTCCCACTCCTTTAGCTGTTCTAATGAAAATGTATCTCTGATTTCCTTAATGTATAATCTTTGGTTAGCCTCTACGGACATGATATTAAATGCAGTATTCTTTATGCTTTCCTCTAAAGCAAATATCCCTATGTTATCCTCTGTATTTTTCATAATGTGATACATTAACTCTCTGAGTACACTACTCTTACCCATCCCAGTACCACTGGTAAAGGTAACAAGCTCACCAGTTCTTATCCCATAGATTTTCTCATTAAGTCCAGTCCAAGGATAGCTCACAGTTTCACAATAATTTTCTTCATATAAAGAAGAACCAAGAGTTCCTAGATTTATAAGACCAGCAGGAGTATAAGGTGTAGCATTCCACCATAGCTGAATGAACTCTTCCCTTTGTCCAGCCTTTAGATAATCACTTGCATCTTTAAAAGATTTAAGATTTACAATCTTACATTTATGTGGCTCGAAAATAGCTGCAACTTTATTGGCTGCAGTTCTTCCTGCCAGATCATTATCAAAACATAATACAATATTATCAAAAGAATTTAAATACTTAAAGTTTTTCTTACAGTCTGCTAATGCTGAAGAAGCAGACTTAACTGAAACACAAGGCCATTTAGAACCAAATATTTGGTAACATGCCAATGCGTCTAGCTCTCCCTCTGTAACAGTAATATACTTTCCTGTTGGATCAAACTTGTTCTGACCAAACAGAACACCATCACTTATATTACCTTCTGATCTAAATTCTTTTGTTGCTACTACCCTAGTTTTATTTCCTACATGATGTCCTTCAGCATTATAATAAGGATATATATGTTTTGTAACAGCCTCATTAGTTAGCTCAACTGTAACTCCGTAAGACTTACAAGTAGATAAAGTTAATCGCCTATCAGGAATTTCAGATAGAATTCCCTTAGATAAAATGTTTGTATATACTCCCTGTATGGGAGCCTTCTTTACAGTGTCTGGCATTTCGTCACCTTCCTCATTAGAAATAAATGTTTCACAGACAAAACAATACTGATGACCATCATCATATAAACCATTACCATCAGATGATCCGCAATTTTCACAAGCAACGTGTTTAATAAATTGACTAGTCATACTCCTCTCCTATTTTTATTAGTCCCTGTAGAGTTCGTAAGAACTCTCTCTACAGGAACTAATAAGTACACCTGATCGGGGTCATATCCTAAGTGTTGCACAAGTTTTCTTCTATCATTTAAAAAGTCTTCTGCTTTTCTTTTTGAATTAAATCTCCAACTTGCTGTTTGATTTTTATTCTTTAGACGCACCATCCATCTATCCATCCTCATTCTCCCATGCCTCATTTTGAATATTCTCTACAAAAGACATTTTATCTGCCATAACTTCATTAGCTTCTTCACTAGCATACTTCTTTGCTTCCTTAATTGAATAGCCTTCTTCTAAATATTCTTTAATGAGTTGACGCACAATAACTTTTCTATCTTTATCCCAAAGATTTTTAGACATCCTATTTACTCCTGTAAAATATATGGGTTCCTATTTTCTCTACCCTATCTACATAAGAAATCCAGTAGGGTCGCATATAAGATGCGTGATAGTATAAAACATTTTCCATCCTGTCTATTCTAGCACCAGCTAGGGAAAGGATTGCTATGTTTTTAGCTTGTTCTAAAGCAGTCTTGTCTTTCATTTTCTCTGACTTACCATCACACCAATAAGAAAATTGGCACTTGTTTCTGACTGGATTACCTTTCCAGTAACGTCCTTCATGCACCACGTCACATACTGTGTTAGGAAATTTAACATGCCGAACTCTGTTCAGTATAACATTAGCTACTGCTAGTTGTCCAATAAAATTCTCACCCCTAGCCTCAAAATAAATAGCCTCTGTTAAACAAGTGATCTGTTTTTGGAGGGTTAGCATGCCAGCTTTAGCAGACATACACAAAAAAAGGGGAGCCATAAAGACTCCCCATAGTAAATACTTTTTCATTAGACATGCTCTAGCATAGCTTTAAAGTGATAAGAATTAAGCCATGCTCCAACTCTTTCTTGTCTCTTTAACAAAGTTCCTGCATCACCTGCCTTGGAAACAGGGAAACGGGGTGAGTTATGGGAAGCATAGGCACTCATTGCAGAGGTCAAAGCAAAGACAGTCTGGCCTCTGGTTTTTACCTCTTCAGCAAACTGGCGATACAGTCTGTCAGAGAGTGTATGTTTCTTCTTCTTTTGCATTGGAGATTTTGTAAGATTTTCCAACAGCTTCCTAACTCTTGGTGCAGAGATAAACGTGTCAGCCCATTTCTGATACTTCTCTACCTGTTGCTTATGGGTCACTAATGTCTTATCAAAAGCATCTAGGAAACCTTCTGTATTGAAGTTCTTTGTATGCCTTTTCTTTGTAATGTCATATGATCCAGAGATCATTCCATTAGTGCAGAAGGTATCAATATCCCCACTGTACAACATGACCGAGCCACTTCCATCAAAGGTATTCTTAAGAATATATCTAAGATTAAACTTTGTTTTGTGTCCACTCTTTGCTGTAATCTCCTGAGAAATATCTGGGAAGGTATACTCTGACCAGCATACCGCACCATCTTTAAGGATTGTATCCTTAATTTTTATTCCTTTTAGAACTGTGGGATCAAAGTAATTTACCATCTGCTCCTGTAAAGGTAGAAGAATTTCTTTATTCTCTACAACTCTGTAATTTTCGTTGACGACAGACAGATATTTCTTTGAAAGGTTTTCACGATACTCATCCTTTGAAGTCCATGTCGTAAGCATCTTTTTCTTAGATGCTTCTAGACCACTAAAAAGTCCACGAACAGGTTCTGAAAATACTGGGAAAAATATATTTCTATCTTTGGTAGATGTTAAATGTTCTAGCATAAGTTTCTTCCTTTAGTTAATAACTATTTCAGTTTTAAATGCTTCATCTTCTTCTAATGTTTCCTGTATTTGTTTTATCTCTTCATATATACTCCTCCATATGAGTTCCTGTTCCATAGAATTAAATGGTATTTGTTCAATACCTCTTTGGACTGCTTTTAATCTAAATACTATTTCTTCTATCTCAGTAACAGCCATTAGCTGTTCATCTTACCTCCCTCAATTGAACCAAAGTCAGTTAAAAACTGATGATTATTTATTATATCATCTAGTTTTATTCTGATTGCTTTATGTACATCATAAGGCTCTTTCATATAAGAAAATTCACCACTCCCTATATTAGTTGCTGCAGTTTCTTTCTCACCTGTAAGAATTTCATTGCGTAATTCTTTAAGTTTATCTAGTAAACTCTCCTGCTTACGTTGCTCTATTGCATCCCCTAAATCTATTTGATAATTATAAAGCCAATTATTTACTTCTGATAAATCATGAATAGCCTGAGAGTTAGGTACTTTTTTTAATTTATTAATAAACTTAAAGATTAAATCTTCTAAACTAAAAACGTCTAATCTATCTATTAGTATCTGCCTGTGCTTCTTTTTTTCATTATTGTTCTCTTCTTTAGTGGTGTCTGTATGTATATATAACCCATCGTTCATTAACATTAGTTCCATTTACTTTCTCCTAGAAAGTTTAGCACAGTTAGGATCACGAACACTTTCTATGACCCATACATAGTGATCATAACACCAGTTACGCTTACCTGTAAAGGGATTTATTTGTTTTATTTCTTCTAAAGAGGATAAAGAAGACAGGGATTTCTCAACCCACTTAACTCTTTTATTATCTACTTCTCTTGTTACATACTCTATTCTTGGGGAATGTGTTGGTTTAATTACTGGCATAGCCTTCTCCTATTCGTAATAAAGTTTCATTCCGTTTTTAATAACAGCCTTACCAAGTTTAATATCTCTTTTATATTTTCTTTTAGCAACAAGTCTATCTTTTAACATACACAGGGAAGGAAATAGTATCCATCCTATTCTATTTAACTTGTTAAAGTTTGGGGAATTTTTACCTTTAATAATATCATGGATAACTTTTAATTTACTTTTCATTTTATGTACCCTTAAATGTAGACATGACTGCAGAACCCACAATGTTTCTTACAGAAGAAAAGGGATTGTGAGCAGTCTTAGCTTCTCTATTATAGGCGGCTTCCCGTTCACAACCATCTCGAATATTATCCGGCCAATCCAGTTGTTTGCGACAGAAGCAGTCCGAATCGTCACATGAATTTTTGTATACGTCATTAGATTCTTTATTATAAAAATCTTCTAAGCCAGACATGTAACTATTTATTTCATCTAAAGATATATCTGTAATGCTATCTACACCAGCTACTGTACAGAGATACTCTGATATGTTGTAGCTTATTTCATCATGACTTAAATATGGTTTATGATTTCCCATCGTCTTTTCCTTTCTTTAAACTCCACCAGTTCTGGGCGCAATAATCCTTACATGCAGTAAATAAATCCAAAGAAGTTACATCTTCTTCATCAAATATTTTTCTTGCCAAGATTTGACCAACATATTCTGCCGCACTGGGTGGATGCCCAGCTTTAATAAGTTCTTCATAGACTGTATCGTAAATATTTTCTAATATTTCGTCGTTATGTATGTTGCTCATTTGCTATTTTTCCTTTTGATATTATATTCCAGAACTCTTTTATATCTTTGGAAGATGTAGGATTTAGACCACGCTCTAACATGTCAACCCTTACTTCATCTTCCATAGTTAGTAATCCCTTTTTATCAAGGACATCTTCTCTTATAGCTCTGAAGTTATATATCTCTACCATTTTATAATACTCCACTCAGAAACAAATCAACAATTAATAGTACTGCAGTTGTAATAAGAATTGTTTCAATCATCTTGCGCTCCTAATCTCAATGTTAGAGGAAATATAAAAATCTCTTTCCACGAAGCCCCTAACCTCGTCACGCAAGTCTGACTGTTCATATAAATCTTTGGCGGTGGCGAAGCTACTGTAACTTGTTGTATTGTTATTTAAAAAATTATCTATCATGTCTAAGCGTTCCTCTATTTTACTTAAACGCTCCTCTATACCTTTGTTATTTTCATTTTGTAGTGACACGTTACTACTCCTTCTTCCATTAAATGTGTTCCAATATTGCATCGTTTATCCCCACTCTTTCTTTTTTCTTTTATAGGGAGCCAACCTGCCACGCTTTGGTGGCACGACAGGATGACCTAAACGCCACAGGACAGAAGCAGCCTTACTCCTGTTCTTAGGCAGCTTTCTTTTCTTCTCTTTTCTTTTCTGCATCTGTACGTTTCCTTACCTTTACCTCTATCACTAAGTCAGGGTCATGATATAATACAGCTTTTAATCCTCCACCATTCTCACTACCAACCCTTACCCTTGTAGTTGAAAAGTAATTGTGATTAGTTCTTTCTGCCGTAACTTCATTAACTTCGTGTAAATTAATTTCTGGCATCTGGTGATCGTACTTCATCTGTTTAATCTCCTAAGTAATTATATCACTGTTGGTGGGTTGACGCAACTAACTATATAGAACCCTATAGAGTTCGTAGAACTCACTCTATAGGGTCTATATAGCCTATTGGACTTCGGCAATCAGGATGCACTCCCATATTTATCTATGATATACTCCCTTGCCTTGGCCTGTTCCTTTTTATCCTTAAACTCTTTAAGAATTTCTGACATGGCCCAACCTCTACGCCTACTCGACTTGGCTTCTGCCATCAAGTTTTCTACTCGTTGTTCTACATTCATTTTATTTTCCTTCCTTTAAGTCCTTGCCCACAACTACTGTTTCTTCATGTATTTCTAAATTAAACCAATCATAGTCTGGTATTTCATCGAGTTCCTTAAGAGCAAGTTTCTTTATTTGATCTTCAGTTAAGTTGACAAAGTGATTAAAGATTGTAAGTTCTGTTTTCTGTGTCACTTCTCTGAAGACTGTTACATCATATCCTGTAATCATATCATAAATCCTTTAGTGTTTTTTCAATATAATTCTTTGCATATTTTCCTGCATCGGCAGAGCTAAAGTATTTCTCTACATCTTCGGATACTTCTTCGATAGTAAAATCGACTTCACCACCATAGAAATAGCCATCACAGAACTCTTCAATTTGCATAGTAAGATTTTTAATTTTACTCATTTTATTTTCCTTCCAAAAATTCTATCTATTTCTTCTACTATCTCACTTGCACTAGACCCTTCAGATAAACTTTCCCATTCTGGTCTACCCATAATCCATTCAAGACTATCTCTTGCATTTAGTAATAATCTTTTTATTTCATCCATTTTCTTTTCCTTTTATTGTGTGTAATGTACTGCACCATTACCATGCACCACTATAGCTATGGACTTAGCTTTAATTTGAGAGCCAGAACATAGCAAGCACTTGGTACACTGTGTTCTTCGCCCAGCCTCTTTGCTTGCAGGACAAAGTATTTCTTTTCCTTTAACTATCTCATCCATAGACGCTATGGTACGGTATGTTCTATGATCTTTAGACCAAGCATCCATTGCTTGTTTCAAAGTATCTGCACTTTCCATCATAAACTTGGGCTGGAAGTCAGCATTTTCTATATCTTTCTGGTGACTATATGCTGTATGCCCAGAGCTTTTAGACAGTAAACTTTCCCATACATAAGCTGGTACTGCTGAAGGATCGCCATAAGTGCCTAACCTGACACTACGTCCATCCCCTATTTCAGATATATCTTTGTGAGTTGTAATTTTGATATATTTACCAGCTTTGTAAGCCTTGTATACCAGCACTGGACCTTGACCAATAAATACATAGCAAGTTCTTTTCTTTGCAAGTTTCTTTTTCGGATCATTGTGTGGTATGCCGCGATGGATACAATCACCACAGATAGAATAATCTAACCCGTTTTTATTAGCTATCCTTGGATCAGTATCCTTACAAAGTATATAAGTTTGTACCATGTCACCAGTTTTGTCATTGTTAGACTTACCTTGTAAGGCTATAGCAACAATAGGTTTTCCATCAAGTAGGGATGGACCATCATAGATTATATGGCTCATAGAATTTTTCCTTCTTCTATAATAGTATATCCTAGTTTCTTAATAGTTTCAATCACTTCCAGAGTGAGTGTCTTTGTTCCTGCAAGTCTTGCAAAGAGCCTTCCTTTAGGACAAATAGGATATATTCTTTTCGATCCATAGTTGTCTCGTTCCTCTACATAAATAATTTTATTTTCTGGATAACCTTTATCTATGCCATGAAAAGTAACAAAACCTTCCTCACAATTTGGATTATACATTTTTACTATCCTTCCTTTGTTATGAAAGACAACTTATTGCATTGAAAATACCTAATCCTTTGGCATAAACACCATCTACTTTGGCTTCTGCAAGGATAGCTTTAGTGATCCTACCTATACCTTTCGGAAGCTGGCCGTCGGGAAAAGGCAACTCCACATTTACAAAAGTCCCGTCTTTGAGTTGACCATGACAATAAGAAATATCCCAAGCAGGAAAACAGGGATCACTTAATAGTCTGAGCCTTATTATTTTATTTAATCTTTTATCTGCCCAGTCCACAGTTTCTTTAATAGTTTTTGATACAGCGGAATGGTAATCAGCGTAGGAACCGTAGACTTCAGCTAAATTATTTATTTCGTTCATAATTTACTTTCCTTCCTTTGCTATGGTCAAAGACTGTTCAAGGATAGGGAACATCCTAAAGGATGCTCCCTCACCTTCAAAAGTCTTTTACAAAAGGTCTATAACTGTCATGCAAACAATCAGTGTAATGGTAATCAAGGTTAGGCAGTTAATTAAATGCCTAATATTTGATTTTTTCACATCGTTTTCACGTCTTAAATTCATACCCATCTCCTTTGCTATGGTTAAAGACTACTCAAGGATAGGGAACATCCTATAGGACATTCCCTCACCTTCAAAAGTCTTTTACAAAAGGTCTATATTTTTCTTTCCTTTTCAACTTTGTGAACAGTAACACAAGAATTATAAGTTGACGACATTAGATTTTGTGTAACGTAGTTTACCCAATCCTCTGGCTCATGACCCCAACCCGGAACCATATCAAGATCAGCTTCAAAAGTAAGTTCAATCTTAACGCGACTAGACATACCCATCTCCTTTGCTATGGTTAAA